CCCCGCCCTTGTAGTAGATTTTTTTCAGGCCGGCGCAGGTCAGCGCCTCCAGGTGGTCGCCGTGGTCGTCGTGCTTCAAATGCGCCTGTCTTCCAAACAAATGGGTCAGACCGTTCCCGTCTCCATCCATGACCAGCCGAAACGCTTGCTGCTGTGATGCGCCGACCACCAAGAAATTACTGTCCTTGGAGGTGTTTAAGAAGTCATAGAATCTGAGGATGCAGGCTGTGGTCTTACCGCTTCTGGGCGTTCCCTCCGCCACATCCAGCGTCCGGTCAAATGGGCGATTCAGAAAATCTATTTGCTTTGTGGAAAGGCTCATTGTTTCCTCGATTCGTACATGTCACGCAACAGAGGGTGGATGTCCTGCTTTGGCTCTGTATTCGCCGTAAATTTGTCAATCAGCGTTCCCAACGCCGTTGTAACTTCGGAAGCTGTTTTTGCCATCTGAATTTTCTCTGGAAGCACAGCAAGACCAATCTCTATAATGTCACAGACCTGTTTTCGGCGGCTCTCCATATATGCCAGAATGTCGGCGGTGTTCTCGTCTTTTTTCTGATTGCACATTTCTGCAATATCTGCATTTCCTTGCACAATTTTCTTCACCGTGTTAAGAGAAACGCCATTTGCTTTTGCTGTTGCGTTATAACTGCCCAACTGTACATAGTCAGCAATAATTTTCTTTTTCTGCTTATCTGTCAGCCGTGCAGCCATAATCACCACCCCATACAAAAACTTTTGTCCCGCCCCGTCTCATGCAACGAGGCACGGCATATATACCCCTTTCGGGGTATGCTGCGGGTTTGGTCAGGCTTTCCGCGGGCCTGTTCGCCCCTGCGCTGGATTCCTCCAACACTTTAACCGGCTGGCCGCCGGGGCCTTTGTCTCACCAGAGATAGATACAAGTTATTGCCTGCATCACATTCACGCGGAATCGAACCGCGCTCCCTTCGCTCCAGCCCTCTGCCATTGATACGGATTCGAACCGTCCTTTTGGTGCCACCGCCCGCCTCATGCGGCGAGGAGAGGCATATATTCCCGGCAGCAGGAGGCCGACTGCCGGGTATAGGAAGGAGAAAGAGATAGGGAGCACAGGGTATGCCCCCATGCTCCCATTGTCGCATAAATTCAGATTGTGATTCCTCAAAAAGGAGGAATTATCAAATTCTTCTATGAGACGATAAAGGTTTAACTACACACGGATAATCTGTCCGACCAAGCAGGTAATCTGTTGATACTTCGAAATAGTCAGCTATTGCCTCTAGTGCATCCGCTCCAGGCTTTCTCTCTCCAAGTTCATACCTTCTGATTTGGTCAGGCGATATCCCGCATAAATCAGAGAGTTTATATCGGCTCAAGCGGTTCCTCTCTCTCATTCTCCTCAGCCTCTCCGGGAACTCGTTCAAGGGCTATCCCTCCTTCGGCGGGTCGGGGAGGGGCATCCAGTGGGTGACACCGCCCGGCTCTCTTGTAGGTCTCTAAAGCAGCTTCGACATTAAAGCTTCTGGAAAACAGCTTCTTATTTTTCGTCTGTCGAAAAGTCGTGATTGATATGCCAACCGTATCATCAGGGACTTGGAGCTTGTACTCTTTCATTGTCCGCCCTCCATCCCCATAAACTTCCGGCACATGGCCGCAACCTGGATGGCCTCGCAGGCAAGTCGGACTGCGGCGTTTTGTAGTTCTTTTGGCTCTGTTGGAACGTTGCACTTTGTTTGTCTCCATAAGCAATTCAGGCAATATTGCATGGCATCAAATTCGCCCTCGCACTCTTCCACTTCTTCCAGAATCACCGCATATCCCTCATGCGCCGAATGAAACTGCGGGAACCGCTCGTTGGCGGCGGTAAGCTCCTTGTCCACCAGGGCTCGAACGTCGTTTTCGATAACGTTCATTCCTTCACCTTCTCTCTCAGCCTATTCAGATAAAACAGTGCTTTGTCCAGGTCCTGTGCTTGATTTCCTTTGAGCGGAGACCTCCAGATATACTTGACCGCCTGCCATGCCAGACCGGCCTGCACTGTGTCCTGGTATCCCATGACCATGCTCTCTAGCGCGTCTATGCACTCGACAGACCCGGCGGTGTAGTGGGGCGGGTGTTGGACCATGTCTGGCCGATCTCCAAAAACGCTGACCAAATATTCGTCTGGCACTGCAAAATTTTCTTCGCTCATTCCACACCTCCGATGATCTCGTCAAGGGTGACGGACTGACCTGACTTGATTTCTGGAAATAGCGAGCTTTCAATATCTGCAATCCACCCATCTTCGGCTCCAGTTATGCCTAAAACTTTACTGCCTCGCAACCGCTCAATGTGTGTTGCTTCGGGGAACAGCACGCTAATTATCTTTGCTGATTCCACCTCCTGCTGGGTGAAGTGGGGCTTGCGTGGATACTTGATGCCCAGTGCCTCCAAAACACGTCGTACAGTCACGCGGTCATACTCTTTGACATTCTCCGGCAGTTCTTGGT